TTGCTTTCGGGTGTTCCAGTGCGCGCAGGTGCTTCTCTTTTGGTTTACGTTTCAGCGTTACCTTTTGCTTTTGCGGCTTAGGGTCTTTGGTGTGCAACCATTTTGCCGTTACGCCGGTATAAGCCCCACGGTCGGCAATGGCAAACTGATGACGGTCACCATCACTTCGGGTCAGTGTCATTTGTGGGACGGGTTTACCACTGGCCGTCACTGCGCTACCGGCTTTCAGAAACAGCAATTTCCCCGCTTTCACTGATACTGTCGCCCCATTGCGCTCAGCCAGTCTGGTCAAAAATACTGCGTCGGACTCCTGCGACTGGTCGATATGCGGTACCGGGATTTTTTTCAGCGAATCCGCGATGCTGGCCGTCAGTTTATTGCGTTTTGCGATGGCGCTGACCAGCTCACCGAGAGTGGTGTCGTGCCATGATTCCTCGCGCCGTGAATTGAGCGTTCCGCGAAAATCTGCGCTACGCGCACGGATGGTCAGCGTATCAGGCGCACCCCGGTGCTCAATCTCATCTACAGTGAAATCGCCCTTATTCAGAAGTGCCGACCCTTGCCAGCCAAGCCACAGCGTCAGCACTGCCCCGCGCAGGGGTAACTCGACTTTGCCGTCAGTATCGTCGAGCTCAATGTCGAGTTGGTCAGCTTCAAAACCCCGGTTGTCGGTCATAGTGAGAGAAATCAACCTGTCACTAAAATTGCTGGTAATGTCCTGGCTGTTCAGCGTCAGCATAAATGCCGGGGCAAGGCTTGCTCCGGCGTCAATGGCCATGCCCGTCATCATGCGGTCAGCCCTCCGAGCATACCCTGCAGCTTATCGGTCAGGTTACCGGCAGAGTCAAGCAGCTCGCTGGCCTGCTTATTCAGGTCGCCAAACATCGCTGCCAGTGATTCGTCGACCCGTTTCAGCGAAAGTGTGAAATCAATCTTTCTGGCCGCGCCATCACTGAAAAATTCAGTGTGTGTAGTCGAGACTTTATCGACGATATACATTCCGAGAATATTGCCGGTACCCTCAATCAGCGGCCACGCTCTGCCCCCGTCGGCCATCAGCTCAACCGCCCTCAGTGATATACGGCCACCGGTAATGGCAGGGTAAAGCGTACCGGCAAGCTGAATGGAAGTTTCCCCCTCACCGAGAAACTGATAAGCGGGAGGTTTACCAACCCTGTCATTAGACACCCAGCGGTAATCCTTCGAGTGTTGCATCGACTGATAAGGCAGGGTGCGGCGTTCAAATACAAACATTCCAAGTGCAAGCATCATTTTTTATTCCCCCCTCAGTCATGGCTCATACTGGCGCGCTGCCGTGCACGCTTCTCGCGCTCAATCTGTTCGAGTGTGTCGCGTAACTGTCGGTCAAGCTGATGCCCCGGCGCAACGCCACCCGGCAAAGTGATGTTGTATTCGCTTTTACTCTGGTCAATGTAAGAGCGTCCCGCCGGTGCGGTCACTGGCTGATAAGCCTGATAACCACCATATGTGCTGGTTGCCGGGATGTAGGAATTACCCTGTGTAGCGGAGTTGGTTTTTGCTGCGGTCTTGTCCAGGCTGTCTGACTCTTTGTTGATGATACCGAGCTTTTCGAGAAGCCAGTCGACACCGCTGCGCAACTTGTTAAATACATTGAGCGGAGCCATCAAAGCAGAGGCCAGCGCCTGACCAAATATGACGCCGACATTTTTGCAGCTATCTAGTGTTTCCTGCGCGGCCTTGACCGGTGCTATAAGGTCTTTAAACCACTGCCAGACGCCGCGCAGTTTCCCACCGAGACCATCAAAAACTGGTGCCAGTGGAGCGAACATTTCCCTGACAGGAGCAAAGGCGCTCATGACCCCCTCAATCACCCCTGAGAAAAATGCGCTGATGGGCTCCCAATATTTACGGATGAGTAACGCCCCGGCCACAATCGCCGCCCCCACAGCCACAATCGGCCAGGTAATCGCGCCGAGTGCGGTCAAAATGGCGCTACCGGCGACAGTAAAGACCGTACCCAGCACGCCAGCAGCAGCGATAATGGCGTTAATCCCCATGACAACCGGCCATGCAACGAGACCAATGCCGCCGATGATGCCAATCAGAGCCAGCGCACCACCGGCAATGATGCCAATAGTTTCCGCTAACTCTTTGTTGTCTTTGATCCAGCCATCGAGCTTTAACACGTATTGTGTGGCGGTTTGGGTCAGCTTGCGCAGAGAGCCCTCTTGCTGGTCAAAAAGGTCGGTACCGACAGCCTCATAAGCAGACTGAAACTCTTTAAAGTCGCCGCCGAGGTTATCCTGCATAACCTTAACCAGTTCCTCGGTTTTACCGTCTGATGCTTTCAGCGCGGCGGCTAGCTGGTCGAGCTTGCCGCTGGCCGCTGCCGCCATCAGCACGTTAGCCGATGAGCTGGCTTCTTCGCCGAATATGGTTTTCATGTATTCGGCTTGCTGGGCGGTACCGAGATTGTTGCGCTTAAAGCTGGCCTGCATTTCTTTCAGGATGGTAAAAATCGGGCGCGTATTACCTTTGCTGTCCGAGGTTTTGACACCCAGCTCCTTGAGGGCATCCCATGCTTTGCCGGTCGGTGCCTGCAGGCGGCTTAATACCGCACGGCTCCCGGTACCGGCCATCGAACCAGTAATTTTCGCATCATGCAGAGCCCCCACCATCGCGGCGGTCTCTTCAATACTGACACCTGCATTTTTTGCCACCGGCGCGGCATAGGTCATAGCATCGCTGAGGCCGTCAAAGTCAGCGGCGGTTTTGTTCATCACCGTAGACAGCACATCGCCAATATGTGCGACTTTGTCATTTGAAAGCTGAAACGCGGAGCGCATCCCCATCAGTAACGCGGCGTTTTCCTCCATTGTGCGACGGTTAGCAAGCGCCATATTCAGAGTAACTGGCGTTGTCGCCTGAATCGCTGCGGCATCACCACCACCTTTTGCGATAATAATCTGCGCACTCGCAGCATCGTCGGCAGAGGCGGCGGTATTGTCGCCGAGCTGGCGCGCCTGTTTGCGTAATGCCTGCATTTCTGGCGACTGCTTATCGACCCCGAGCACAGCCTGCAGCTCGGAATTTTTCTGCGCAAAGTCATAACCGGGCATCAGCAATTTAACCCCGGCCATCGTTCCCGCTGTCGCGATACCTACCCCGGCAGCTCCTGCTGCGGCCATGTTACCGGCAAGCTCTCTACCTGATTTATATCGTTCTTTCACCCGGCTTAATTTCGCCTGCTGCGCACTGACGCGCGCCAGTGCCTCGCGCTGGCGGTTAAGCTGCGCTGTTGTTTCGCTGATGGACGTTTTAAGACGACGCTCATCGGCAGACAGGGTGCGGGTATTAATACCGGCCTGCATCAGCTCGGAGCGCTGACGCTGTACCGACGTTCTCAGGCTGTTGTATTTCGTCTGCAGCTCAGAAGCGGCACGCTTTGCCGCTTCGAGTGCCTGCGCCTGCGCGCGAGTCGGACTGGTGGTATTTTTAAACTGCACAGCCAGCTCACCGGCTTCGCGCTTCGCCTTGTCAAGCGCCTGACCGGTTACGGCCAGTTGCGCACTTGCCTTACGAAAACCGTCGATTTTCGCCGCCTGACCATTCAGGTCACGCAGCCCTTTTTGTGTGGTACGAATATCACCCGACAGGGTTTTACTCGCGGTCTGGATAGATTTAAGCGGTCGGGTCGCCTGGTCGACCGCTTTCAGCAATACCTCAAGCCTCAGGTTATTACTCATTGTGGTTTCCGCTACGCTGCAGCGCCTTTTCGCGCCATGTGATGAGCTCGCTCAGGCTCAGGGAATAGAGCTCTGATGGCGGCCAGTGGAATATCACTGCGATATCCGCCATCAGGTCATCGGTCGACAGGCCGGGCGGGAAGTCTATTCCGCCGAAGCCGGTGACAAAAAACCAATCACCTTAGCGGCCAGCGACAGCATATCGGGCAGATTCATTGCGGTGAGTTCCTGCGTGGTGAGTGCCGGGTAGGTCATGCGGGGCAGCACCTTAATCAGCGCATCGACCTCGGACTGCGCCACCGCCGCCAGACTGACGCCACGCAGGGTACCTGCGTTCGGTTCAATCAGGGTGACCCTTTCAATCGTCTGACCGGCGCGCTTAATCGGCTTGTCGAGGGTCACGACGTTCGGGTTTACGGTGTCAATTTCATTGCCAGCCGTATCAACAAATTCAGGGGTTTTGCGTGGAGCTTTTGCCATGATGTTTTTTCTCTGCTTTGAATGGGGGTAATAACCGGCCAGCAGTGCTGACCGGTCAGGGAATTACAGCAGCCCGATTGCGCGGCGGTGTTGTTCCAGACGGTCGACGCCGTTCACCTTCTCGACCATGTTGACGGTGTCGATTTCGATAATGTCGCTACCATCAATCGTGAGGCGGTAATAGGTGCAAACGGTCGACAGTTTGGTCGAGGTGTTTTCACCCTGCTTATTCTCGCCGCCGTCAATTTCTTTATGACGGCCACGCATGACCACCTCGACTGCCACGATTTCGCCAGTATCGTCACGCTGGTAAGAGCCAGCAAAACGCAGCGGCACGGCATCAGCACCCGGCGCGGCATACTGCGCCCACAACCGGCCTCACGTCTTCACCGTTAAGCGCATTGCGTACAATGCTCAGAAGTTCATCAGACGCCGCGCCGTTATTTTCACGCGAGAGCACAGATATCGTGACGCACGCGGGGGAAGGGCTGATAACAGAAATATCAGCGACACGCCCGTCAGCACTGCGGCCATGAAATTCATAGGCACCCGTAGAGCCCGCCACGCTCATTCCTTCAAATGACTGCTGTATGCGCAGGCGATAATCGGCGTCGAGCTCCATTTCTGCCGGAGTGGGTGGAATGGTGGTGTCATCAGCAGGCGTGACGACAAGGCGCTCAACATTGAAATTCGCCCCGATATTATCGAGGTCACTGTCTATGGCATAAGCCAGCATGACTGCACGTGCTGCCTCATTGACACGCTGACGCCAGATAACCTCACGGTAGGCGTTTTCCTGCAGCAGCTTAACAACCGGCTCAGACTCAAGCGCGAGCGTCCGGGCGACGGCTTCCTGCTGGTCTTCTGGATAGAGCGAAATCAGCGTCGCAATGCGCTCCGCAAGGATAGTTTCATAGTCCAGTTCCTCGACCACATCGGGAACAGGTAGCAGACTCAGGTCAACAGTTGCCATAGTGATTTAACTCAGTGAAACAGTGGTTGAAACTGACGCACCCGTATCGGTACGCATACCGGTAATATCGACATACATTTCGCCAGTGTCGCCGCGCTCAAAACTGATGGATGTAAGCCTGATGCGTGGTTCCCACTTCTGGATCGCGGAATAGCACGCCACCATGATTTGCAGCCTGAGCGCCGGGGTTTGCGGCATATCAATCAACGCAGACAGGAGCGAGCCATATTCACGACGCATTACCCGCGAGCCGACCGGCGTCAGCAGAATGTCGCGCATGCTCTGGCTGATATGCTCACTGTCACGGATAGCGAGGCCGGAATTGCGGTTCATCCCCATATAGCGCGCCGTCACTTGGTTCCCTCCGTCCAGCTCCCGCCCCGTTGCACGCCGCCATGACCGTGGTCATCAACCCGCACACCGTTTGATTTCAACGTGCCGTCGGTATGTTCGATGTTTCCCCGCATGGTGCCGCCTTTCTGCACCTCAAGCGTCGCCGTCGTCAGTTTGTTGGTGCAGACCACCTCCGGGGTGTCGAGGGTGATACGCTCTGCCGCTTTGACCAGCACCACCGGCACGGTGGCGGTGATGGACTCCGATGCCGTCACGTCGGCAGTCTTGATGCCGCTGACCGTCAGCGCACCGGTTTCCGGCTCGTACTCCATAACCGCGCCATCAGGGAACAGCACATGCCACGCATCCGCCGAGGCAGACGGGGCGGGGTTATCGTCTGAGAAAATCCCCGGCAGAACGAAAGCGGTATCAAGCTCGCCACCAATCGCCAGCAGCAGTACCTGCTCACCGACCGAGGGAGCCCACCATGTACGCGAACGACCGGCGCGGGTAGTCAGCCAGTTCAGCCATGTAGTCTGGATCCCGCCGCTTTGTACGCGGCACAGCCCCTGCACAATATCGACCTCAGTCACCACACCTGAGCGGATGAGGTTGCGAATTGCGCGCGCGAGCTCCTGTAAAGTGGATAACGTATTCATAGTGCAAGGATGCCTCTGGTCTGGAGCCGCGCCAATTCGCGCGGCTCCGGTGATGGCTCACACAATATTTATTTGCCGAGGTGACTGAGAATGACGTCTTCAATCATCTGCTCATCGTCGCGGGTGAAACCGAGTAGCGGGCGCGCCTCGTACTGCACCTCACGGCTGTTGCGGTTTGGCCGGTCTTTGAGACCATACTGATGCACCCGCGCCATGCGCTGCACTTTGCCGGTAAATTCCACCACTGCCGCACTGTCGCTGCCTTTGGCTTTCATAAAGCGGTTAGTGCGCAGTCTGGCGAACATCTCGCGCTTAATGCGGCCTTTCTTGCTCCGCACCAGCTGGCGCTTTCGCGCGGCATACGGGGTGCCGTCGGGTGCCTGCTGGCGCTTAATGCGTTGCTGCTGACTGGCGCGCAGCTTTTTCGCAATCTCAGCCGCCATTTGACGACGCGCCGCCGGTGACAGGCTGGCAATCAGACCGGCAAGGCGCTCCTGCAGTGCGGTTAACTCACTCATCCCACTTACTCACCAGCTCACCGTTAACGTACAGCTCGACCGGGCGCGTCACCGGCTCAGGCAGCGACGGTTCCGGCGCATAGCTGACGTGCAGTGCGCCGTCGACCTCTTTGACGAGCGTGCGCTCGGTGAGTCTCAGGCTGATACTGATATCGAGCGAATCGTCGTTATTGATATCAATCATCCAGGTGAATCCTTTCTCCCGCCCGTCGTCGGTGGTCATAATGTCCGGCTGATGTTCACGCAGCCACGCCTGCACCGGCACGAATATCAAATCGAGGTCGCCGGTGAAGTCAGTCACCACCACGTTAAGCACGTACACTTTTTCAAACGACAGCGAGCTCGCCAGTCGGGAATCCGTATGCCCGTTATCAGCGAACAGGCGCAGCATATCGGGATTATTTCGGAGCTGCGGCACGGCGTTAATCAGCGCTTTGCGCAGGCTTTTGTGCTTCTGCATCGAGTTCATCCTGACAGTGTTTGACGGTTTTGACCTGCAGCGCACAGGCAGTCAGCGCGCCCTCAAGACGGCGAATATCCGCGCTCAGGTCACCATTTGTTTTCGGGTCACTTCCCGGCATCGGGCAAAGGCTCACCTTCGGGCATCCGTTGACCACAATCACCGGCGCTGGCGCAGGCGGGGCGGGTGTGCAGCCGACGCACAACATCAGGCAGAGCAGCGTTATACCAGCGGCGAAAGGCTTCATTTTCATTAAGTAACCTCGTTATCGTCTGCTCACGGCGGCTGGCTTCTGCGCTTGCCTTTGCGAGCTGTTCGCGCAGTGCCACCTGCGCGGATTCATTACGTCTGGCGAGCTGACCGGCAACACTGAGCTGATTTTTCAGCATGCCAATCGTCGTCTTTTGCTCGCTCGCGACACGGTTTGCCGTCTCAAAGGAGCGGGATAAATTGCCGTTCTCATGACGCAACCACAGCAGCCCGAGCACGGCCAGCACAAGCAGCGTTATCAGGACTTTCATGCCACCACCCCGCCAGCCGTGCGCCAGACAGTGACCAGTTTTTCGAGGCTGTGCTCGCGCTGGCCGTAACCGGCACCCGGTAATGACGCCCAGATATTGCGACAACGGGAAACAGCACGCTCAATACGCCCCGCCCGGATATCATCAATAGCGCCACGCTCCCGGATTAACTGGATCGCGAGCTTATCCTGCGACAGTGGGCTGAAATCAGGCAGTGAGAGCTGTTTTTTATAGTGCGGCCAGAACAGATAAAGCTGCTGGTAACGCCCCGATGCCGTGGATTTCTCGCCACGGCGATTAAACACTTTCGGTGGTCGGCCATGTGCGAAAGGGTGGTCGCTGTAATCGGTGAAAATCTCTGGCTTACCATCAAGGCCGGTGACAATGACGTCATAGCCACGGTTTTTCGTCAGCGGATGGTTCGCCGTTCCTTCGGAATACGCCAGCATGTCCAGAAAGGCGGCGATATTCTGGTGAGTATTAATGACCGGCATCGTCTTCCCCTTTCTGTGACTTAAAGCGGCGCTGTATGGCGATTTCCACCACCTGATAACCGGCAATGCCGAGCATGGATCCAATCCCGCACACGGCAGGCAGTGACATATCAGGAAACTGCACCAGAACAACACCGGCGACCATCGAAACGAAACCGCCGAGCAGCATGCGTCCGACAAACAGGCGCGGGGTGATGGGCTCACCACCTGCCAGCACTTTCCCGACAACAATCATCACGCCAATCAAAAACAGTGACAGGACGCCTTTTTCCCCTTCTGTCATGGTTTACTCCCAAAGATTGATAGTGTTAGTTACTGGTGAAGACGGCACATCGGGCAGGTCAATCTCGGTACCATGCGGCAGAATGACACCCAGCTCAGACAGACCCGGATTAGCCTGCAGCACCGTCTCGACCACGCCCTCAGTGCGTCCGTAATACCGGGCGCAAATCGCATCGAGGGTGTCGCCCTGCATTGCCCTGACTTTCATCAGAGCTGACCCACAATGCAGCGCGGCTTGTCCTGCAGACGCGCAACTGACCAGCGCATATCCCGCCACAGGTCATCAATGGTGGTTTCCACACTGTCGGCTTTTTTGTCACCCTTGCCGGTGGCCTCAACGCCGCGATAGCGCTCATACAGGGTGGCGGTTGCCATCGCCGTCACGGCACTCAGATAATGGAAAACACGCACATTCTCGCCGTCGATTTCCTCGGCAGGCACGTCGGCCAGCTGCTTAAACCCGGCGGCAGTCTGACGCAGCCGGTAGTCGTAAAGCTCCGCATTGGTCTCGGCCATGCCGGTCTTGATGGCATTGCGCAGGCGCGCATCGGAAACCGTCTGCTCAAGGCGCATCAGTTCGCGCACGCGCTTCGGATCCACATCAGGGAAAAAGAATGTGTTTTTAATCACTGCGCCGCCCGTCTCCGGTGCGGGAATCACCACGCCCGGTACGTCCTGCGGTTCGTCGGGCTGGTTCAGTATCACTGTCGTCATGACAACCTCATCAGGTTGGGCGGTGGACGCCGGTCGCCGTCAGGTCTTTGCCTGCTTTGACCGGCGTGCCGCCCGGCTCGGGGAGCGTTCAGTTAACCGGCGGTTTTTGCCGCCTTTGGTGGACGCCCGCGCTTTGCTGCCGGTTTGGTGGCAGTTTTGCGCGTGCGCGGTTTAGTCGTTTTACGGGGTGCGGCCTCTGGCTTTGGCTTCAATGCCCGTTCCAGTCGCTCAATCTCCTTGCGCACACCGGCATTGCGGTCGAGCTGCATCGCGCGCTGAAACTGCGCCAGCGCCTCGGCATTCATACCGGCATCACGCAGGGTCAGGCCTGTCACCTTATGCAGACGGGCGCGCACCATATCGGGAACGTCAGCGCCGTCGGTCAGGTCGATAGTGGTCTGCAGCCAGGAAAGGTCGACAGACTCCCCGGCATCGCGCAGGCGCTGAGCAGCAAGCACCACTTCCTCAACCAGCATGTAAGGTGTTGTGCGGCGATGGTCAGAGGTGAGGCCGTATTTCAGCGCGTAGGGGGCAATTTCCAGCGCGCCAGCGATATCACCGGCATCGAGACGCCACAGCATGACGGTCATGACAATGTCATCCTGCGCACCACGACCATCAGCCAGCACACCGGCGACCCACGGCGCATAGAACGGCAGCAGCTCGCGCTTTTTCTCGGCTTTACGTTCGTTTGAACGGATGTTTTTTAACGTGCGGCGGTCATCGGCCAGCTTAACCAGCATCTGCTCATAGGCGGTTGCATGGCGCAGCGGGGCTTGCTCCCGCTGCGCGGCTTGAGAGGCCGAGACCCGCATCATGTGACGCTGTGCGGGGCTCGTCATGGTTTAGGCTCCGCTTTCCGGTGCTGCAGGTGCAGTGAAATCGCCCAGGGTGATGTTTTCCAGCAGGCACCCGGAGGCATACGCCTCGACCACATAGTCGATATTCATCGACTCGTAGTTTTCCACGCGGTCTTTTTTCGGGTTTTCATCAATGCTGCGGCGGTGGCTCTCATCCATGAAATAGATAGAGAGATTTTCCAGCGTGGTCACTAACACGGCATTCGCCGGGAAGTACGGCACACGGACAGCAGGCAGGTTGCCGATTCGCTTCTGGCTGATGATGATATCTGCCGCGAGCGCCTCGCTGTTTTCCTGCGGCTTGTTCACCAGCGGGAAATATTTGTCGGCCAGCAGCTTACGACCAACGATGGCAACGAGTTTCGGGTCATCCTGATAAACCTCGTCAATCAGGTTGTTGGTCGCATCCATCACCAGCGCGTCGAGGTTCTCATAGTCGCCGTTTCGACCGACGCGAATCACTGCTGAAACGACCTTACCGTCAGCGTCAGTGATGTTGCTCATCACGCGCGTCGGGGCTTCATTGCGGTATTTCTGCAGCCAGCCGACGGCCACATCCTGCAGCATCGGATTTTTGGTGCGGTCAGAGGTGGCGGCACGGGTGGTACCGTTAAAACCGGCCATGATGAAATCGAGCGCCTGACGCTTGACAATGGCGTCGCGGATGCGGCGCTGGAAGTCCTGAAAACGCGCCCACAGGTCGAGGGTTTTATATTTCAGATGGAAGTCAAAGTTAATCTGGTCGCACTCGTACTTGTTGGACTCAAGCGCGGTAAAGTCTGCGGTCTTACGCTCATCATCACCCGAGGTGTCGGTCGTGCTGGCGATAGTACCGGTCACACCAACGCCGATTTTCTCACCCTTCATTTCTGCGACCGGCAGGATATTAATCGTCTGCAGAAACGCGGATGATTCCTGCACTTTGTTCATCAGCGTTTGCGTGACGGACGGCTCGACGGTGAATTTTTTACTGACGTCATCAGTGCTGATGCCGTTCAGCTCAGCGACGCGGGTCAGATAGGCATTGAACTTAAAACGGGTTTCCGGGCGCATAGTATTTCCTGTTTGAATTTATCGGTTAGTCACTGCATCGGGCGGGGTTGCCGCCCGGCTTTGGGTCTGCGGTTTATCAACAGTCGGTCAGCAGCTCATCGCCACCACCGCCGCTGGCTTTCGTGCGTCGCGGCTGGCTGAAACTTTCGGTTTTATTGAGGGTGGTTTTCAGAGCGGAAAATGCCTGGCTGGTTTCTTCAACCTTGCCGGTCAGTTCCTGTTTGAAGGTGGCAAGCGCGGTTTCCATATCGGAAAGACGCTTATCCTGCGCAGTGAGGTTGGTCTGCACGTGCTCGCTGACGGCGGTCACCGCTTCATGCACATCATTCATGCGCGCATCGTCGCTGACCTGTTTACGGCTGAAAATGGCTTTCACCTTGTCAGTCAGGGCGGTAAATACCGTTTCCGGCTGGTCTTCAAACTCAAGCTCCGCAAGCGTTGCCGCTGAAATCAGGTTTTCAGGGTTAGCCTTAAAGCGGTTAAGCGGGTTGTTTTTTGCATTGCGACAGAATTCGAGATATTCGGTGCCGAGGCTTGCCGGGTCATCGGTCACAGCCAGACCAACGAGATAGCATTTGCCGGTATTGGCAAAATTCGGCTGAATTTCCATTGAGGTGTAGACCTTCTGCAATTTTTTATTCATTGCAATCAGGTCATCGGTCGGGGTGATTTTAGCGAACAACGCCCATTTGCCGTTAAGCGCAGAGTCGTCGTCAATCTTCTCTGCTTTCAGCTCAACCACATCGCCCAGGCGCTTAAAGTCGCCGTCGGGAAAGAGACCGCGAATATGTTCAAGGTTGATGCGGCAACCATATACGCGCGGGTCAAACGACTCAGCCATTTCCTGAATATCGTTACCGCTGATAATGCGCCCGTCGCAGGTATCACCCTCGACGCCGATGCGAAAGAATTTTGA